ATGACTATTGAAAAAACCAAAGCCACCGACGTAGTCTCTAGTGGCCTGACCTGTAACACCAAAGCCAGTGAGGACGCAAAGGCGACCGGGCTATTTGAGATCAAATGCCATGACAAAGACGGCAACTTGAAGTGGGAAGCGCAGTCTAAAAACTTGGTAGTCAATGTGGGTCTGGCTTACATGGCTGGCACTGCTTTAACTTCTGTAGCTCAAATTACCACTTGGTATCTTGGTCTGTACGGTGCGGCGTCTTCTAACAATCCTGCGGCGGCGGATACCATGTCTTCTCACGCTGGTTGGACTGAGGTTGTGGCTTATAGCAATGCAACCCGTGTGGCTGCTACATTTGTAACAGCAACGACTGCCAACCCATCAGTGGTGACTAACTCAGCTTCTCCTGCTACGTTTAACATCAACGGTACAACAACTGTGGGCGGGGCGTTCCTGACCAGCGGTAGTGCTAAGAGTGGTACAGCAGGAACATTGTTCTCTGCGGCTGACTTTGGCTCACCGGGTGACCGTTCTGTGGTGAACAGCGATACTTTGTCTGTAACTTACACATTCAGCTTGGCAGGATAATATGGCCGCGTGGGGTTCCGGCACATGGGGCGACAGTGGTTGGGGCGGCTTTGTCGCTTACGCCAGCACCGTGGACGAAACCTCTACCGGCACAGACGCGGTTACATCGGCAGTTAGTGTTGGGGCTTCAGTTAGTGAAACGGGTACAGGTACAGATGAAATTGCAGCAGGCAAGGTATTTACCTCAGACATAACGGAAACGTCAACGGGTACAGATGCTGTAGAAGCAGCGCCTTTATACCCTGCTTCGGTAACGGAGACTGCCACAGGAACAGACGCGATTTCTTCGGTTATAGCTGTAGGCGCGGCAATTATTGAGACTGCTACGGGCACAGATGCAGTAGTAGGCGGGGAAGTTTATGATGCGTCAGTAGCTGGCACAGGTTGGGGCGAAAGTCCGTGGGGTTATAACTCGTGGGGCGGCATAGGCGAGATAGCTATTGCAACAGATGCAGTAATTTCAACGTTGGCAATTAGTGTATCTGTGTCAGAAACGGCAACAGGAACAGACGCAGTTTTAGCAGGGTCAGCGTTTGGGGCGGTAGTTACTGAAACAAGTACGGGTAGCGATGCAATAACGGCAGTACCAACGTACCCTGCATCAGTTGCTGAAACGGCTACAGGAACGGATGATGTATCTAGTGTTGCGGGATTTAAATCAACTGTAAGCGAGACTGCAACAGGCACAGATGCGGTAACAAGCAGTTTTGTGTTGTTTGGGGCTATCACAGAGACTGCAACAGGTACAGATGCAGTAGTAAGTAGTTTATTGGTCAGTGCGGCAGTTACAGAGAGCGCAACGGGAGCCGATGTGGTTGCGGCAAAGGCAACTTTTGTAGGAACAATAGCAGAAACTGCAACAAGTGCAGATACATTAACGGCAGCGGCGGCGTTTATCGCCTCCATTAACGAGTTGGCAACTGGCACAGATTCAATCACAGCACGGCCTTTCTGGGATGTAATAGATGACACGCAGACCGCAAACTGGCAGAATATCGGTAACACGCAAACAGCGGCTTGGACTGCTGTTTCAACGAACTAGGAGCATTTAAATGGCAGCAACGACGACTCTTTTGGGCTTAGTTACCCCCACACAGGGAACGCTCTCTGGTACATGGGGCGACACAGTCAACTACGGTATTTCTGATTACCTTGATATTGCCATTGCAGGCACATTATCTTTTGCAGGTGATGGCGCTATTACTCTGGCTAACACTACGGGTAGCTCGTCAGGAAACGCAATAACTTCTACCACAGCCCAGTACATGGTGATCCGTATCACCGGCACACAAACTGTTACCAAGGTCATCACAGGCCCCAGCTACAGCAAGCTATACATGGTGGATCACGCAGGCGCTACAAGCGCAGTAACGTTTAAAGCTTCCGGTCAGACGGGTGTTTCTATTGCCGTAGGCGAAAAAGCCTTTGTGTACTACAACGGTACTGACTACGTAAAGATTGCTACCAGCACGGCTGGGACAGGATCAGTCACAAGCGTAGCGGCATCAGTTCCAAGCATTTTCAGCATTGCAGGTTCGCCAATCACTACATCTGGTACATTGGCAATGACTTACTCTGGCACTGCTTTACCGGTAGCTAACGGCGGTACAGGTTTAACAGCAGGGACTTCTGGCGGCGTACTGGCCTACACAGCATCCGGCACATTGGCCTCTTCCGCAGCATTAACAGCAAACGCATTAGTAATAGGCGGCGGCGCTGGCGCAGCGCCATCAACAACTACAACAGGCACGGGAGTTTTAACTTTTCTTGGGACTCCTTCTAGTGCCAACCTTGCGTCAGTAGTAACGGATGAAACGGGTTCTGGATCTCTTGTTTTTGCAACATCCCCCACACTCGTAACTCCCGTACTTGGTACTCCATCATCCGGCACATTGTCATCTTGTACAGTTGACGGAACTGACGCAGTTGGATTTAGAAACATTCCTATTAATAGTAAATCTACTGCTTACACAACAGTGTTGGCAGACTCAGGTAAGGTGATTTTTCACCCATCTACTGATGCAAGTACAAGAACTTTTACAATTGATTCAAATGCAAATGTAGCCTACCCACTTGGAACAGCAATCACGTTTATCAACATGACTTCAAATGTGGTAACAATTGCCATTACGTCTGACACAATGTATTTGTCTTCTGCGGGTACAACTGGTTCACGTTCTCTAGCGCAGTACGGTTCAGCAACGGCAATCAAAATGACTTCAACAACTTGGTTAATTTCAGGGAGCGGATTAACATGAGCGGTGCACTACAAGCTGTCTTTCAAAACCAACGATCTTTTAGCCCACCGCCGGGTCAAACTGCTTATGTATCTGCTGGTACGTACTCGTTTGTAGCGCCTACTGGTATAACTTCAGTAGCAGTTGTTGCTGTTGGTGGCGGTGGCGGTGGACACTATCAAGGCTGCGGCGCTGGTGGCGGCGGTTTAGGTTACAAAAATAATTACTCTGTAAACCCCGGATGTTCGTATACCGTAGTTGTAGGTGGAGGAGGTTCTGGGGGTACTCAATGCGGAAATATTTGCGTAGGTATAACTGCTAGTGCAAATCCGACTGTGGGCGGTTGTTCTTATTTTGTTACTACGGCTGTCGTCAAAGGTGGTGGCGGTAAAACCGCAACTTCTGGTTGTAGGGCAGGGGGAACTACTACAGGTGATGGTGGCGGTTCTGGTGGTATAGGACAGCCTACTGCTTGCGGCCTTTCTAAAATGTCAGGCGGCGGCGGCGCTGGTGGTTACTCTGGTACAGGCGGTGCTGGTGGTAAATATTGCGGGTTCCCGGGTTCCCCATACGTATTACCAACTGCGGGTAGCGGAGGCGGCGGAGGCGGCGGTGGTAGTGGTTGCGGCACACCTAGAGGCGGCGGTGGTGGTGGGGGTGTAGGCTTACTGGGCCAAGGCTCAAACGGTACAGCCCCGGGCAATGGTTCAAACTCTGCTGGTGGTGGTGGTGGTTCCAGCGGTACTAGTGGCGGTACTCCAAGTTCAAATACTGTTCCCGGTGGCGCGGGCGGTACTTACGGCGGTGGCGGCGGCGGCGCAAACTTTAATTCATACGCTAACTACAATCGTATGGGTGGCGCAGGTGGCTCTGGTGCTGTGCGTATCATATATCCCGGCACAACCAGATCATTTCCTTCAACTTGCACAGGTAATTTGTAATGGACTTATTTATCCGCATTAAAGATGGTCAACCTTTTGAACATCCCATTCTTAGTGACAATTTTTGCCAAGCATTTCCTGATGTGGATTTAGATAACTTGCCACCAGAGTTTGCTCGGTTTGAACGTGTTGAACGACCAACTTTAGCTGTTTACGAAATTATGGTTTCAGACCAACCAACTTATGAATTGGTTGATGGCATTTATAAAGATGTGTGGCACAAGCGCGACATGACTGTGGAAGAAAAGACTGCAAAACAACAAGCCGTTATTACTGCATTTAATTCTCGTGAGCAAGTATCTAATTGGTCTGCATGGACGTTTGATGAAGCTACTTGCGCAATGGTTTCCCCAATCCCACGACCAGAACCAATTGAAGGTGTGTTAGTAGTGTGGTGCGGTGCTGACAACAACTGGAAAGAAACTCCAGCCCGTCCCGTTGATGAGAGTCAATATAAGTTTGATTTTCTTTCTTGGCAGTGGGTTCAGGTTGTAAACTGATAGCCCAACCAACAAGGAGAAAGCTATGGTCAAGACCGCCACAAAGAAGTCAAAACAAAAAGTATGCAAAGCTGCTGAGTCAGTGGCCCAAGTTGTGCAAGATACGCAAATTCAAGTTGCATACCATTTCCCCTGCCCAATCTACATTATTGAGCGCCCTGATTTTTTAGAAACGGTAAACGCTATCTCTGAAGAATTCTTAGCAATTCAGCCTACAGAACAAACTCTAGATGAAATGTATCCGGTACGTCAAAGTGGCAATTATTTTGGTGATTCTCGCATGGCTGGATTCTCCGAGTTTGTAGGCGCTACTGCTTGGAACATTCTCAACGAGCAGGGCTATGCCATGCAGGACAAAGCGGTTCAGTTTACAGAAATGTGGACACAAGAGCACCATAAACACTCTGCAATGGACGCACACGTTCACGGGTTTGGTTCACAGATTGTGGGTTTTTATTTTCTTGAAACGCCAAAAGATTGTTCTCGTGTAGTGTTTCACGATCCCCGTGCCGCTAAAGTGCAGATTGACTTGCCAGAGCAAGACATGAACATAGCAACACCTGCCAGTAAAGCAATTAACTTTACGCCAAAACCCGGCATGATGATTTTTGCAAACTCATGGTTGATGCACTCATTTACGCGCCATGCCGCTGACCTGCCAATTAAGTTTGTGCATTTCAATTTAACAGTTATTTACCAGCCTCAAGTTTGCGCAGTTCCACCAGCGGTTGAAATTGTATGAACACGTATCAGATCCGGTTTAATAAAACCCGGGGTCAAGAGGGCCGGGGGTCAATAGATCACGCTTGGCGTGTATTTGAAGGGGATAAAGAATATCTATTTAAAAATTTAGATATAACTGTTCCTGTTAAAAGTGAAAAAGATGCTAATGGGGTTGACTACAACATCACCTGTAAAGGTGTGTTAAATATAGATAAAGAAACATCAACTGCTGTCATCACCGCAGAGAATCAAGAGTTTGTTAAACCTGTGAGCATTAACCCAACACAGGTAAAAGATTTATTTCCAACACCTCTAGGTATTTTTAAATTAAATCGTGAAGTGTCTAAAACGGAACTAGATTATTTACGTAAACTTGAGATTAAAAAAAATATTGGAAATTTTGCAAGCGCAGATACAACCGTATTAGATAGTAAAAAACTTGCTTTAATACAGGCGTTTGCGGAGTCGTCGTTACAAACGTACTTTGAAACTGTTTATAAACCTAAGAACAATGTGTCTTTGCGCATTACGCAATCTTGGGCAAATTACACAAAACCGGGGCAGTATCACCACAAACATGCGCATCAAAATTCTTTTGTATCTGGCGTGTTTTATGCCCAAGTAAAAGATACCGATAGTATTAGTTTCCATAAAAATACGTACAATTTAATTACCATTTCACCCCGAGAGGAAGGGTTGTATAACACAACCAACAGTTCAATAAACGTTGAAAACGGTATGTTATTAATATTTCCGTCGTCTTTAATGCATATGGTAGATGATGTACAGGGTGCACATACTAGAATTAGTGTGGCGTTTAATGCTTTTCCAAAAGGGGTACTTGGTGATGAAGCAAGCTTAAACAGCTTAGAATTGGGCTGACCATGTGGGACTGGGCTGAAGCAATTATTGCCGCAGCCTGTATAGCGGCCTTCGTCATTTTTGGCACATATATGATTGCATGGAGTGTGGTGTGATAAATGCGTTGGCTCATACTGTTACTGTTATTGGGGCTAGTTGGAGCCACAGCCAAGAACGGATGCCACGTGCGCGAGTTCTGGTCAATTGCTTGGACAATCCACAACCCTTCAGAGCGCCATCAGCAGATGTCCGTGTGGTTAACAAACAATGCAAAGTTTTGCCGAAGCCAAGATTATGTGGCGATATGGAACAACTTGTCAGAGTGGGCGGGCACAGCAGATTCAGCAGAACTCAGAACTAAAGTCATACATGGATACAAAGATGCACTTGAGCGAGAGAAGAAATGATCGACACTATTAAGTTATTTCCGACCGTTCAGCCGTCTGGGTATCCAGACAAGCATGACCTTGCCCAGAAGAAGCTGGAAAAACAGCATGAAATGAACAAGGCAAATGAGTTGGCCAAGAAACAGCAGACTCAGTTGCAGGACATAGGGTTTGAGATTTACTGTAAGAAGACAGTTCAAGACCGGCTCCGTATGGAGATATTTCAGAATCGTAAACTGGATATTTATGTATGACCAAGAAACCAATACCCAAGCCAGCAATGGACACCAAAGACAAACTGACGATTTGGGTGACGCTCATGGTCAGCATCACATTGTGCATCTCGGTACTGGCTATGGTGTTTGCTTTCCTGCTCGGATTATGGGCAAAAGAAGTGGACAATCACGAAATATTCAAAATGATTTCACCCGCTTTTTCTACTCTTATCGGCGGCATGATTGGGTTCCTGAGTGGTATCAAACTCATGCAGAATGAAGACAAAAAGGATCACAAATGTTAGACATATTCACAGGCGGTATTTTTGGCTCCTTGCTTGGCGGGGTGTTTAGGCTTGCCCCAGAAGTCCTGAAGTTCATGGACAAAGGCAATGAGCGCAAACATGAGCTTGATATGTTCAAGTTCCAATGTGATTTAGAAGCCCAGCGCGGTGCTCAAAAGTTGTCTGAAATTGGCGCACAAAGAGAAGCGGCTGTTGACGTCGGCGTAATGGATGCGTTTAACGCCGCCATCGTATCTCAAGGTGAGATGGCAAAAGCGGCTGGTGGTTGGGCGGCGGCTGTATCTGCAAGCGTTCGTCCAGTGGTGACTTACTGGATATTGTTTGTCTGGAGCTTTGTCCACGTATGGTTTGCGTACAACTCATGGTCTGCTGGCGCTCCTCCCGCAGAAGTGTTCAAGATGATGATGTCTCCTGACTTCTCAGCCTTGTTAGCTGGCACAATAAATTTCTGGTTTTTGGATCGTACTTTAGCTAAACGTGGGCTATGAACCTAGAACTAGCCGCTGAACTGTGCCGCCGGTATGAAGGGTATCGGGCCAAGCCCTACCTTTGTCCGGCTGGCGTAGCTACGATTGGCTATGGTTCTACTTACTACGCAGATAAACGCAAGGTGACTTTAGAAGACCCACCGATGGATGAACCTACGGCACGGGCGCTTTTGATGATTGAGCTTGAGCATACGTACCTACCCGGTGTTCTGCGTAACTGCCCCGGCTTAATTACGGACGTTCGTAAGTGCAATGCCATCGTAGATTTCTGCTACAACCTAGGCACAGGACGCTTGCAAACATCTACGTTAAAGAGGAAAATCAATGCCAATGATTGGGATGGGGCAAAAGAACAACTGATGCTCTGGACTAAAGGTGGCGGTCGGGTACTGCCGGGGCTATTAAAACGACGCACGGCTGAGTGCGCCCTACTGGATTGACCGATGCCATTACAAAAAGTTCTGTTCAAGCCGGGTGTAAATAAAGAAAATACCCGCTACACCAATGAAGGTGGCTGGTACGAGTGCGACAAGGTACGTTTCCGTCAAGGCACTCCAGAAGTTATTGGTGGATGGCAACCTTTGTCTGCTTCTACGTACCAAGGCGTATGCCGGTCTTTGTGGAACTGGGCACAGCTTAACGGCAACAATCTAATTGGTGTTGGTACAAACCTTAAGTTCTACATCAACCAAGGCGGCGCGTACAACGACATTACGCCTATCCGTGCGTCTAGCACAATCAACAACAACCCGTTTGCAGCTACAAACGGTTCCGCCACAATCACAGTAACAGACACAAGTCATGGCGCTATTACGGGTGACTTTGTTACGTTCAGTGGGGCTGTTAGCCTTGGCGGGAATATCACAGCTACGGTATTAAATGCGCAGTATCAGATTACAGTCCTCACTGCAAACACATATACATTCACCGCGTCAGCTACAGCCAATGCTACGGATGCTTCTGGTTCTCCCGGTGGTGGTGCTTCTGTTGTAGCCGCATACCAGATCAGTGTTGGCCCAGCTATTCCTTCTCCGCTTATAGGTTGGGGTGCTGGTGCTTGGGGTAGTCCTCCTCCGGCATCTGGAACTATTGGCACATGGGGCTACGGCCTTACATCCACATCTGCTTTGCGTTTGTGGAACCAAATTAACTACGGCCAAGACTTAATCTATGGCCCACGCGGATACGAAATTTACTACTGGACTGCTAATAACGGCGTGAATACACGGGGCGTTTTATTGAACTCTCTTGGTGGTAATGTGTCTTTTACCAACGCTTCTCCCACAGTTGTTACTTCAACCATTGAATACACAGAAGGCGCAGCCCTTCAGTTTGCCGCCACTACATCTTTACCCACAGGCATTTCCGCAGCTACAACATACTACGCATACAGTGTAAGCGGCTTAACCTTTAAGTTGCTTGACTCAGCGGGGGCAGCAGTCAATACGTCTTCCACAGGCACGGGGGTATACGTTTCTTTAATTGTAGATGTGCCTACAATTCAAAATAATATTACAGTATCGGACAGTTCGCGTTTTGTAATGATATTTGGTTGCAACGACTATGGGCTATCAACAGTTGACCCCATGCTAATTCGCTGGTCTGGGCAAAACGATCCTTACAACTGGACACCTGATCCTACTAATCAGGCAGGGTTTACCCGACTATCTCACGGCTCACAGATTGTGACCACCGTTCAGACCCGTCAAGAGATTGTGGTATTTACGGATTCCAGTTTGTACTCACTCCAATACCTTGGCCCTCCTTACGTCTGGGCACCACAACTGCTTGGTGACAACATCTCTATCATGAGTCCTAACGCGGCTGTAATTGCATCGGGTGTTATTTACTGGATGGGTGTGGACAAGTTCTATGCTTACGATGGCCGCGTGCAAACGCTTAACTGTGACCTACGTCGTTTTGTATTTCAAGACTTAAACCAAGAACAAGCGTTGCAAGTTTTCTGCGGTACAAACGAGGGCTTCAACGAAGTCTGGTGGTTCTATTGTTCTGCTGGCAACACGGCAATAGATAAGTACGTTATCTACAACTACCTTGAAAAAGTCTGGTACTACGGCACGATGAACCGCACAGCGTGGTTGGACTCTGGCTTACTACAGTTTCCAATTGCCGCAAATTACACCAGTACAACCCTTACAGGCAACATTGTCTACCATGAGGACGGAATCAATGACAATACGACTGGCACGAACGCGGCCATTTCTGCTTACATTAGCTCGTCTGAGTTTGATATTGGTGACGGCCACAATTTTGGTTTTGTCTGGCGGGTGTTGCCAGATTTAACTTTTGGTGATTCTACAGACAGCCCTACCAATGTTGCGCCCAAAGTAACCATGACGTTGTATGGTTTGACTAACTCAGGTTCTGGAACCACAAGCAGTGCTAACGGCACCGTTACAAAAGGTAGCACGTACGTGATTACCGAAGAATTCACAGGGCAAATCTTCACCCGTATGCGTGGGCGTCAGATGATTTTTAAAGTTGAGTCAAACCAAATTAACACAGCTTGGCAACTGGGCGCACCCCGTATTGACATTCGCCCTGATGGTAGGAGATAAACGTGTCACAAACCAACGTAGTTGCACCCAGCTTACCGCTTGCTCCGGTAGAATACGATCGTCAGTACATGGACAAGCTAACCAACGTGTTGCGTCTGTACTTTAATCAACTGGACACCCCCGGCCCACTGGCTGGGTCAAGCATTAACTTGAACATAACTACCTTGCCAACTCAGGCTGATTTAGCTAACCTTCGGGTAGGAGATGTTTACCGTGACACAACAGCAGCAAATGCTTTAAAGATAAAGGTCTGACATGAGCCTGCATAAGTTTGCCGAACAAGTAGCATCGCAAGGCCGCGGTGACGATTCTTTACTTGTACACATGACGCCGGACGAAGTCCAGCGCCTACAAAAGTTTGCCCAAGCTAATGGCACATCATTGACCATTAACCCTACTACGGGTTTACCCGAAGCTGGCATGCTGTCTGATTTATTCAAAGCCATTGCCCCTATCGCCCTTGGCGCGTTCCTTGGCCCTGCTGGTGCGGCTATTGGCGGCGGTTTTATGTCTGCGGGTATGGCAGGTTTAGCTGTGGGCGGTATTACTACTTTAGCTACCGGCAGTCTGTCTCGCGGCCTCATGGCCGGACTGGGTGCGTATGGTGGAGCAGGTCTTGGCGCTAGTTTAATGGGTGGCGGTACGGCGGCTATTGGCTCAGCCGCTGAAGGTATTCAAGGGCCGGTTGGTTCTTCTGAAAGTGGCTTTAGTGCAAGTCAAGCAATTTCTGCCGCCCCTAAAGCAGACGTACTGTCTGCTGGATACAACGCGGCTACGGCAAACCCTGCCGCTATGGGTGCTTTTGCCAAGCAAAACCTTGGTAACTTGGCTTACGCCGCCGCACCAATTGCCGCAGGCTTGATGGTGCCTACAACCACAAAATTACCTGACCCAAAAGACACTGGTTACATCCGCCAAATGGCGTACAACATCAACCCAGACACAGGCAGGCCCGATCCCCTATATGGCAGAGTCGAGATGGCTCCTGTCAAAGCCAGTGAGTTTGGAAACAAAACATTCCAAGGTCAGCGCAATCTGTTCTACCAACAGAACCAAAATCAAAATCAGAACCCGTACGAACTTGGGGTGGGGTCTTTAAATCAGCCACCACAGCCAGTAAAACCTATGGCAAGCGGTGGTAGCGCGGGTATCGTAGCTTTGGCTGATGGTGGGGATGTAATTCGTATGGCTAACGGTACGCCCCCTAAGATGTTGTCAGACGAAGAGTTATATCAAGCATCGGGGCTTTCTGGACAAGCCGGTTGGGAAGCTGCGGCCAAAGCACGCGACGCTCAAAACGCCGCCATGAATCAATACTACAGCCCGATTGCTACCGACTATGTAAATACTGCGGCAACTAATCCAAAAATAACAGCTTCTGATTTTATTACCGGTGCTAACACAGCAGGTTTTGGATTAACGCAACCCCTTACAACAGCCCTTCAAGGTTCTGGCCTGTCCGCAGCTGACCAGTATGCGCTTACGCATAGACTAGATGATGCGGCAGGTATAGCAACGGCCCCGAAAGCAGCACAAGATTTTTACAACAACATGGGTTACATCGCTGGTGCTTTGCCCGGCGACCAAGGTGGCTTGTCAGGACTGTACGCCAACATCAACTACTCTGCAAAAGGTCTACAAGATGAAATTAACGCAGGAAAAATATCTGTAGACGATGCTAAAAAACTTGCGCGGGGTGAAATGACTCGCGTGGGTGTTAATGATAGAGATATTAAAAATGCAACAGGCGTTGACTTTAATAATTTGTTTACGCCCAAGACTGTTGTAACCCCACCACCAGACCCGTTTGTATCTGTAACTCCCGGAGAAGTAAAACTTCCAACAGCCACAACTTACACTAACGGTGCGTTTGGCAACTATGGATCCGGCCCTGCTACTGGCGTTGACTCAAACGGCAAAACCGTTTCTATTGCCACTCCCGGCGACATCATTTCAAACCCTGACGGCACACGCACAGTTGTGCCAAACATCCCCGGTCGTCCGTACGGCGGATTCACAGGTATGGATCCGGTTAAAAGTGCGTACACCGCTGGTGGCGGTAGTCTGGGCTACACCGCCCCAGTGCCTAAAACTGCGGCTGAACATAACGCTACATACAACAAGATGACGGATGACTCGTTAGATGCATATAACTTTCTGATGGGCAAGGGTAAAAACTTAACTCAACGTAAAGCAGAGACACAAAATAGACCCGTAATGCAACGGTATGACGAGGCTATACTAGGTAAAAAAATGGGGAAACCTGTAGCTACAACAGCCGGTACAGATAAAGTTACAACGGTTGTGGGAGTCCCCGGTAACCCACAATCTTACTTTGACGAAAAAGCATACCTTGCCGCGCATCCGGATGTACAGGCAGAGTTGACAACGGGCAAGTCTGTGTCAGGTAAACCTGTGCAGTTCTCTTCTGGTTACGAGCATTGGCTCAAGTATGGACAACCCGCTGGTTGGGCTTTCTCTGGTGACTATACAGGCTACAAAACTGCCGCAGCCTTGGCTACTTCAGGCGGCGCAACAGGCGCAAGCGGTGGGCCTGGAGGCACGTCTAGCACATCGGGTAATAATTCTGGAACAATTTCTGGCCTTACACCCGCACCAGCAAATGACAGTATTGCGGATACCGCCATGAGTCCTGATTCTGATAACGGTGTTGATGCTGAAGGCGGGTATTACTCCCGTGGCAAACTGAACTACGGTTCTAAAAATATGGCGATGGGCGGATACGCCATGGGTGGCGGTCTGGGTTCACTTGGTTCTTACTCTGATGGCGGTCGATTACTCAAAGGCCCCGGAGATGGTGTATCTGATAGCATCCCTGCAACCATTGGCGCTAAGAGTCAGCCCGCACGCCTTGCCGATGGTGAGTTTGTAGTGCCTGCGCGTATCGTGTCTGAACTAGGCAACGGCTCAACAGATGCAGGAGCCAAGAAGCTTTACGCCATGCTGGATCGTGTACAACGTGCACGGGGCAAGACCACAGGCAAAGACAGAGTAGCGGCAAACAGTCGCTCTGATAAATATCTTCCCGCGTAAGGAATAGATCATGGCAACGACCCCAATACCAACACAAGTACAAGAATATCAAACAGGCTTTGCGCCTGTTATTGAACCGTTTGCAACAAAACTGCTAGGCGACGCACAGTTACTAACTGATACTGACCAAACCCCGTACATGCAGTACATGCGGGATCGTCAAGCGCAGTTTACGCCTTTACAGCAACAGTCGTTTGAGAACGCAGGGTTAATGCAGACTGCCCCTCAATTGGGCGATGCCACCGCTATGGCGGGCATGGCAGGTCTTGGCGCACTCAATACGCAGTACACGTTTAACCCATACCAGACACAACAGTTCACGGGAAACAACGTACAAGCGTACATGTCCCCCTACATGCAAAATGTGGTGGAGCGCCAGCAACAAGATGCTGAACGACAGTCTAAAATTGCAGGGCAAGCACAAGATGCCCAAGCCGCCCGTTCAGGTGCGTTTGGTGGTAGCGGTAACTATCTTATGCGTGGTCAAGCCGCAGGTAACTTAGCCCGTCAAAAGGGTGACATCCAAGCTCAAGGATTGCAAAACGCTTACCAGCAAGCCATGGGTCAGTTTAACCAATCGCAGGCTCAAAACCTAGCAGGCCAGCAACTCAACGCACAACAGCAACAGTATGGCGCGGGACTAGGACTTCAAGGTCTACAGACAGCCGGAACAATGGCTAATAACTTAGCCAACATCGGTCAGACACAGTACGGTCAAAACCTTGGTCTCTTGGACGTTCAGAATAAGTTTGGCGCACAGCAGCAAGGCCAAATGCAGAACCAACTGAATACCGAGTACCAAGACTTTTTAAACTACCAAAACTACCCTTACAAGCAATTGGGTTTTATGTCTGACATGATTCGTGGTTTGCCTTTGACTCAGCAGTCTCAGACCATGTATGCACAACCCCCATCAATGATTCAACAAGCTGCCGGTTTAGGCATTACAGGTAAAGCATTGGGCGCGTTTGCAGGTGGCGGTGCTGTTGGCGATCGTCCTGCTGGTCTGGCAGACTTGGCAATCTACAGAATGGGTCAGGATTAAATCATGCAATTAGAAGAACTATCTAATATCTCTGACAATCTGGCCATGATGCCAGACCCTGCGTTGCAGCAGTTTGCGCAGATGCACAAGACTGACCCCTACATGGTGTCTCTGGCGCTAAGCGAAAGCAACCGCCGCAAAGCATTACGTACAGCGTCTCAAGGGCAAGCCGGTGCCGCACCTCAACCCAAAGTAGTTGACGCGGCTATTCAAGGCATGCGGCCTACTCCCGTTGCGGCCCCTATGGTTGCTCAAACACAGCTACCAGAAAACCAAGGCATAGCACGTATTCCTGCACCCAACATGCGGCACTTGGCTGATGGCGGTATTGCAGGGTTTGACGAAAGTTCAAATTCCCCCATGTCCCGCGAAAACTTAAACAACATGGGCAACACCGGTGGTATGTTTAATTACGCCCAAGACGGTGGTGGTGTGGTGCGTATGTCTGGCGGGGGCGTTCCCGGCTATGCAAAAGGCGATAAGGTGGTGGATTACCGCCAAGCCATCATTGACGAAGCTCAAATGCAAGGCGTGCCTGCGGCTGTAGCTTTACAAATTTCTGGTGTTGAAAGTAACTTTGACCCTAAAGCCAGACCTATTGATCCAAGGACTGGTAAACCACGCTCTTCTGCTACAAGTTTTTTCCAAGTAGTAGATGACACGTTTAAAGGCTTGGGCGGTGATCCTAAGAAACGTAACGACCCTATGGAAAATATCCGTGTGGGCGTTAAGTCTCTTGCACAAAACCAAGCCGCATTGACAAAAAAACTGGGACGCGCACCTCAACCACAAGAACTGTACACAACTCATTTCTTGGGCACAGATACAGGGTCTAAACTTTTATCTGCCGACCCCAACACACCTGTTAGCGCGTTCTTGGATAAAGCCGATCCTAAAAACAAAGAGAAAATTCTTACTGCCAATCCAGAAGTGCTAGGCGGTAAGAAGACCGTTGGTGATGTGCTTGCATGGACGCAAAAGAAAATGGCGCCTGTATTAACAGCGGCTATGCCTATTGGTACTGCGCAAGCCGGAGAGCCGCCAAAAATGCAAGCCGCAGCCCCTGTCGATACTAGCTTGGCCGCACAGATTCCCGGCCAGTCTGCACAAGCGCCTGCGTCTAACTATGACCAAACCAACTCGTTCTTTGGGCGAATGGCTGACAAGATGGGCATTCCTTTGGAAGCTCAACGTCAAATTAGTACAACATTAAACGCCCCCACACCGCTGGCTCCTGTAGTTGGCTCAGCTAAATCTGGTTCTGGCATTGTTGCTTTGGGTGAAAAACTTGGTGACAAACTTGGGTTTTTGCAAGGGCCTAAAGGCCGTATGTCGGCGCAAGAAATTGCTGCATTGCAAAAAGAGTCTGGCGGTTTAAAGGCACTCGAAGCATCACAACAAGTTACAAAAGACGCACAAGCCGCTGGCGCTACATTGGAAGAGCAAGAGTATCTACGTAAGATGATTGAAGCTAATCGGGCCAAAGAAGCGGCAGACAAATACAGCAAGGCTTCTAATATTGCAGAAGCTTCGCAGTTACGAGAAGCTGGAGATGTTGCTACGGCTCAACGTTTATCCCAGACTGGCCAACAAGCTCAAACCGCAGGCCGTGCGGAGTCGCTTGCAAACACAGTGTTACCTACTAATAATGCAGCACCTGCGGCTGGTGTAGCGCCGGGAGCAATTCCGTTTAAAGGTATTGACAAGAATGAACTTGAGCGCATGCAGGAGGCTAACCAAGCTCCAATGACGCGTGACGATATTGTCAAAGCCGCTGAAGACGTAACGCCTGTTAAAGAACGCAAAGGCTTTAGCAACGACGATTTGTTAACTTTAGGTTTAAGTCTGCTTGCAAGCAAATCTCCAAACTTTATGACTGCGCTTGGCGAAGCCGGATTGGCTACCGTTGCTGGTAAGAAAGAACGTGAGAAGACTGAGCGCGAAGCGACTAAGTCTGGAGTTGAACTAGATTACATGAAGGCACGCACCAAAGAAGCTGAAGCAACTGCCGCGCTTATTGAGCGTGGTGGTAAAGAGAAGAAGATGGAGTTGGAAGCTGAGAAGATGATCCAAAGCCATATGACTGATTGGATGAAGAGTATGGAAGGCAAGATGGGTGCGTTGGGTGCGGAAGGGCCTTTGGCTAAACAACGTGAAGAAGATCGTGTTCGCACAGCCATCTATGCAAGCTTGGGACTTAAGAATATAATGCCTTCAACATCCGCTTCTTCGGGTGTAGGGTTGTCAGCCTCTGACTCCGCACTAATCAATAAATATCTTAGGTAACCGCCATGGAAATCCGCCAAGTCCTTGAAGCCCTCCGCAACGCAGATGCAGCAGGTGATAAGGAGGCGGCAAGGCGACTGGCTGAGATAGCTAGCCAAATGATGGGGGGCGCAAAGTCCCCCAAAGACACGCCCAAAGAAGAAACTTTGCTTGGCAGTGCTACCCGTGGGCTTAAGTCCATGATAGGTAGTGAGCAAACGGGCCTTGCCTCTTTGCTTGACGCTAACAAAGCCGCTGAAGAAGGTCTAGCACGGCAAAAGAAAATTGCCGAAGAGCACCCATCCGAAGACGCATGGGAAAGCGTTAAAAAAGTTTACCAAGAAAAAGGTGTTCTACCCGCCGCAGCCGAATACGTTCGGCAAGTCCCTTACGCTATTGCCGGACAAACCCCACAATTAGCGCAAAGCATGGCAGGCGCCCGTATTGGTGCCGCCCTTCCTGTGCCCGGAGGAACGATTGCTGGTGCATTTGTTCCTTCTTTTGCTCAACAGTATGGCGGTTTTCTTGAAGCGCAAGCCAAAGAACAACAAGCCCGTGGCGAACCTGTTGACGTAAGCCGTTTGAAAGCTGCAGCCGCAGCAATTCCAGCTGCTGCTATTGACGTTGCCGAAACGCTCATTCCTATGGGCCGAGGCATGATTAAGTCTATTTTTGGCCCCGGCGTTGAAAAACTTCTTGCTCGTGGCGCTACCGAAGAAGCTGAAAAATTAGCACGCAGTGCGCTGTCTAAAGAAGGTTTTTTAAAGACGGCGGCCAAAGGTACAGCGCGTGGTGCTGCATTTGAAGTTCCCGGTGAAGTTATACAACAAGTGCTTGAAAGGGCGCAGTCTGGCCAAACTTTATTAGATGAAGACGCAATTGCAGACTATGGACGCACAGCTTTTCAAACCACGCAATTAGGCCCATTAGGCGCAGTTGGTAGGTTTCAAAATAAATCCGCGGCGCGAAAAGAAATTGCCCAGCAACAGGAAGTAGCGCGTCAAGAAGATCAAATGCGTCAGTTGCAACAGCAAGAGATGCAAGAAGAACAAGACCGTGTAGCCAAAGAAATTGAGAAACAGCAGGCTGAAACCGCTAAACAACAAGCCATTGCCGCTAAAGCAGAAGAAAAGCGTCTAACCCAAGCTAGAAAACTAGGTACGCCTGAGTTGTTGGCGCAGATGGGCGATGAAACAATAGTTGATTACAACAACAAAGGCGTTAGTAAATACTCACTGCTCCCTGACGCAGAGCGTGCGCGTACTGAACAGCTTAATAGCATAGCCAAACAAATGGGCTATACCGATGCCGAGGTAGCTGATAAACCGTTTGACACTCTTCACGGCATGCTTCGTGAGCGCGCTACTACGGACTTGGAACAAGCTAAACGTGTTGTGCCGGACTTGTTAAACCAATTGCAAGACGCTAGGGCCAAGCAGGACATGCAACGGGTTATCTCACTGTCCAAACAGCTTGAGAAAATGGTGCCGGCAGAGGAGAGCCTCAAAGGTACGCTTAAACATTTAGATAAACTAACCCCTGCCGAAGCCGATCTAGGTTCGGTACGCAAAGCGTTGGATAAAGCATTGGACAACGGCGACTTCGCCAAAGCCCAAACACTAGCCGCACAGTTAGAAAAACTACAGACCACGCAGACTGGGCTTGAGCGTAAAACACCCAGCGTTTCGTTTCCGGGCGAAGTCAAGGCACTGCCCACCGAACAACTGGACATGTTTGCCCCCGGTTTTGAGGAGCGCTTTAAACAAGAAGACATTGAAGAACTGCAGAACCGTGGCGCTTCTGTAAGCGCTCAACCCAGCGTTGAAACAGCCGCGCAAAAGAAAGCCGCCGAGCAACAGACTGCGTTGTTTGAAAGCGGACAAGAATACGAAGAAGTTATTAAAACTAAAGAAGAGGGTAAGAAAAAAGCCCTCACTCCTGAAGAGTATGCAGACTCACTGAGCCGCGGTATTGACCCTGACTTTGTTGGCCCTGAAGCAAGTACTGGCAAAGCGGCACCTAAAGTTCTGTACCGCGAAGTACCCAAAGAGCGTGCACCCACGGACATTGGAACGCTTACATCTACACCAGCCGCAGGCAAACTGCCTACTGGCCCCACTGTACGCATACCCTACACCGTTGACGAAAAGGGTGTCAGCCGTGACCTGACAGAGAAAGAGGCCAAGGATCTTTTAGAACAAGAGCCCAAGGTTGCCAAGACGGGCGTAGACGAAGCCATTGACTCAGGCATTATCAATTCAGAAGTCAAAGACATTCTCGGTCTTAAAGGCGTTGGCAACAGAAAGCTAGACCTTAACGTAACCGCAGACGCAGAGTTTGTCGAAGGTAAATTGCGTGCCAAGCTGGATGCCAGCAAACAGAAAGCGCAAGAGCTACTAGATCAGTACATGGCGGATCCGTTTGCAGAAAACAATCTGTACGACACAGAAGGCAACCTGTCCGAAAAAGCCAAGGAAATCCTGTGGCGTGACATGCAGGCGCAGGAACTTGAGCGCCTACTTAAGCATATTGAAGAAGGTAAACGTGGCCGCCGTACTGCGGCTGGAGAAGAACGCCTTGCCGAGAAGGTAGTTGCCGCACCAGAACGTAAAGCAACTATTGACACTACGCTATCACCCATCGAGAAGATGGACGCCAAAGATGCCAATGAGTTGGCACAGGTCATGGGCGTGAGCGGCATTGCAGAACTTAAAGCCGTAAACAACGAAGAGATCAGCGCACAGCGCCATACGCTGGAAGCTAGACGTCAAAAACAAGCTAAAGACAATGCTTACGACAAGTTGCTCGAAGCGTTAGAAACCAAACGCAAAGCCAAAGATGCGCCACACAAATACGATTTAATGTATTTGTCTAAGCTGCGTACCCAGTATGTACAAGCGGCATTGAAAGAAGCGGCACATTTGCGTGCGGCTCAGAGACAGTCACCCCTGTCTAGCGCCCAGATTCTGCAAGCTACCAACGACATGTACGACTCGCTCAAAGAGTTGAGCACTCGGTATATAGCAAAGCCTGTTAAAGAAACTGTTGTTACCAGCGTCAACAAACTGGAGAAGATGCAAGAGGCGTTGGCTGAGTTAAGTAAAAAAGACTATGCAAAATCTCCTGCGTTAACTGCAAAACGTGAGGCTCTGATAGCTAATATTAACAAGCTAGTTGAGAGCCAGCAGAAGCCAATTCGCAACAAGATTAAAGCCAAGCAACAGGAGTTGATGCGTCTACGCGATCAAATGGAGCGCTATCGTCGTGAAGATTTAGAGCCTGCTCGTCAAAAATGGCTGGCCATGCCAGAGGGCCCAGTCGGTAGTCAAGCATATATTGCTCGCGATCAAATGCAGGGCCGTTATTTGTTGCGTAAAAAGAAGTTTGACGACTACGCAGATCACGATTCAAGAGTTACGCAAGACATTACAGACCTGATGAAGCGTCTGGACGAGCCTAGGCTCACCAAAGGCAGGAAAGAAAAAGACATACGTCCCACAAGCCAGCGCCCATTTGCTGACCGCCAAAAAGCAATTGAGACAATTAAAGAACAGTTGGAAGCGGCTGAAGCCAAGTTGTTGGCTAAGCCTGAGCGCAAGCGTGTAGAAGTGTCTGAGATTGAGCGCCGTCAGGGATTGCTGGCGCAGATCAAACAAAAGCAAGACAAGCTTGACTCGTTGAAAAGCAAGCAAGGTGAAACCGAAAACCGTGAAAGACTGGCTAAAGAAATTCAAGGACTGACTGCACGCTACAACAAACAGCAAGCAGAACTTGGTGAGCGCCAGAAAGCGCCTGAGACACCGCTTAACTTTAAAGAACGACGCGACGAAGCCGCTGAATTGGAAACGCAGATCAAGGAAGCGTTTGCCGATAAGAGTTTAGCAACGCAGCTTAAAGAAAAGCAACGCCAGTTAGACGACATAAAAGATCAGCCCGGTGCCGAAGAAGCCCGTAAAAAATTGACTGCAGAAGTTGATGCGCTAAATGTTCGTTTAAATAAACAATACGAGAATATTTCTAGATTGCTGGCACGTATGCAGCAGTTGGATTTGGGTGAAGACTTAGCGTCTGAGCTTGGCACTGATCTTGAGTACAACCAGCGGGTGTTGGAGCGTGCCATCAGAGACACGCAAGGCGAACTTGACGCGCTTGTGGGTATTGCCCCCGGTAAAGAAGTTAAAGTTGGCGCAAAAGTCCCTCGCCGTGGGTTGTCTGAAGAGCAACAACAGGAACTTAAGCGGCTCAACAAGCGCATGGAAGCGCTACAAAAGAGCCTTGCACAGAATCAAGCATCGCTTGACGACATTGGACTCTTTGCCGCAAAGGGTGCCGGTGCTGCTCAGTTTAAATTTGAAGGCCCTGAAGGACAAAAGCGTGCCGTGCAGGTGGAAACACCCGACTTGTTTGCGCCTAGTGAAGAACAAGGCGTTATCTTTGAGACGCCCGAACAGTTCTTGGGTTCTTCCAAATACGGCAAGATTGCCAAGCTGCGTAAAGAAGTTAACCGCCTTGCCAGCATCATGCCTGTGCGGTTTGAAGATTTGCAGAAAGCGCGTACTGATTACGTGACTGCCCTTGGTGCACTAGAAAATCTACGCAAACGACCTGAAGCTACGCAGTTTAATTACTACGCCGTGTTGTCAGGACAGTACACGTTTCAAGCGGACAGGATGCGTAATAAATCCAAAGAGTCTTACGCTTCTGGCAACAAACGTATACGTTCTCAATGGACAATGCAAGACGCAGAAGCCAAGCGTTTGCAAGAAAAGGCTGACCTGTACGAAAAAATGGCTAACAGCGAACAGTTGTTGCAGATTAGCAAATACTCTACGGAACTTCAACAAATTGTTGTTGAAGCCAAACTTCAAGGTTTGAACGTAGAAGAAGACAGTCGCGAAATTGGTTTGTCTTTAGCGCAGAAAAATGTCGAGCGTTTAAAAACCGCCATGAATGACATGGACGAGTTGGCACGCAAAAATGGCACGACTGAGCCAATCATAAAAGAAAAACCAGAAGACCTTCCCGAAGGCGACGCGCTACAAAAACAAATCGGTTCTACTAACAAACAAATTGCGGCTATACGTAACCGCATGAAATTGGAAGAGCCAGATCAACGTACACAATCTGAGTACGAAATTCAAGGACTGCTTGGCTATCGCCGTGATTTAGAGACAGAACAGTTTATGCGCACGGCTGAAGGCCATTTATTTCAGTTAAAGCAAAACTTTTTAAAAGAGTACAGCACTGACGTTAATCCCGCAGATCCGTTAAAAACGGCTTTGGGCCGTGCTAGGGCTAAATCGCGTGAGTACATTCCTGAGACTGCAACCAAGGATGCTGCAGAGTTGGAAGAGTTGTTGAAGTCGCAAAAAGAAGTTTCAGACGCTTTAGCCAAGTACAAAGCTGCCGCACCATCTGATGAAGATGTAGCAAAGAATTACTGGATGGGTCGTTTTGAAGTTGCAAAACTTGAAGCAGATTTAGCCAAGCTTAGCGACAACGTTGCTGAAGCACAAGCAAAGATTACTGCTGCTCAAGATGCAGAAGTTCAAATGCTTCGACGTGCAGACACTGCACTTAAAGACGCATGGGCTAAGCTTAAAGAAGCTGAACAAGCCCTTACGTATAAAGACGAAAAACAAGCTGTAGATTTGGCTAAGCGCAGGAAAGCGCTTATTTTGACTCAAAAAACTCTAGACGATGCCAAAGAAACTTCTCGTCTAAAAGCCAAAGCACAGCAAGAGCGCATCCAAACAGGTGCGGGCATACCCAGCACCAAGGTCACCCGCGTCAAAGCACTGAGCGAAGAAGGCCGTAAGGCAGCTTACGCTTCTGGTAGGTTTGGCGTGTCTCGTGAAGTTCAAACTATGAACGCTGGCTGGACTGTGGAGTACACAACCGACGGCCCCGTCTTTAACTACAACCCTAAAGACGACGCAGAAGCTGATGAGAAAGATAGAAAACGTAAGAACGTTACGGCTAAGAAAGCGTACGACTCGCTTAAGAAAGCTCGCAAAGCGTACAGAAATGCGCTTACAACACTAGACCAGCGCCGTATTGACGTAACCAAGGAAAAACTGGATGCCCAAGAACTTTTTATGGAAGACTTGGCAGGCGCTCGGTTTGTATCTGTAAAAGAAGTGGTTGGTTCTACGCCCACAGAACTGGATACTAAATGGCAGGTTTCTCAAGAAATTAACCGCCTGCCCAAGAAAGAAATCACTACGTACACCAATGCGCGTGCTGAGCAAGAAAAGCTACGCAAAGAAATTGAGCATGTACGCACGCTTAAAGGGCAGACAGAGATTAGCCAGCAACGTACTGCTGTGCGTAATGCCCAAAACCAATACGACAAGATTGCTTACGAGTTGTCTGAAGTTAAGCGTAAGCAAGAGTACGACATCAGCACGCTTAGCGAGTCGGCTTACGACCGCCGTGTTAAAGATTTAACGCAACAACTTGACAAGACTAATGCTCGGTTGACTGAATTATTAACACGTTTGAAACCAATGGAGGTTAAGAACGAGGAGCGCCTTGCTGACCTGACTAAGCGTTACTTTGCGGTTAAGAAGACTGCTGACGAAATTTTGCTGGGCAAACCAGAAGAAGATACAAAGGGTGCTACTCGTGCCCCTGTTGCAGAGAACGTTAAAGACATGAAGGGTGCCATGCGCACACTGGCGCGTGACGAGAAGAACTCAGACATTAAACCGTTGATTAAGCAAAACCAAAAGCTTAAGAGTGCGTCGTCTGAGGAACAGCGTATGCGTAAAGCCGCCGAAGGTTTTGCCAAGAAAGACCGTTTGGTGACCATGTACTCTGAAGGTTCGCCTGAGTACAACAAGGCTTTGAAAGAAGTTACTGGCGGTTATGTCAAGCGCTTGATTGACAGTTCTGATGACACAGACGGCACAGTGTTTCGTGTGGAAGCGGAGCCGGTTCTAAATCCTATAGCCGAAGCAGAAGGTAAAGCTATTGCAGACAAGTTTGCAAGCAAACTACCAAAAGACGTAAAGTTTATTTACGCTCCGACACTTAGTCAGGCGCCAGTTAAATATTTGAAAGCGTTAGCTAACGCTGGTGTAAACGTAGAAACGTCAGCAGTCAAAGGTGCGGTGTTACCTGACGGTACGATTGTTGTTATTGGCGATCAGCACACCGATGCGCTGGACTTAGAAAAGACTTTAATTCACGAAGCCATAGGTCACTACGGTGTGGACGTGGTGCTCGGCCCCCAAGGCATGATGGACTTGACCAAAGCCATCCGCACTACGGAAGGCGGCATTTTTGGCATGGCTAAAGCTTTGGGCGTTGAGGAAGATGTGTTGGCATCAGCCACTGCATGGGAGCAACGCGCTGTTGAGGCTGAACAAAAGGGCGATGTAGAGACTGCGCAGAAGATCCGCCGTATGGGAGAAATCCAATCTGTGCGTGAGATGCTGGCGCACATGCAGGAAGCCACAGTCAACGAGACGTTTGTCCAGAAGGCTGGCCGGTATATTAAGATTGTGCTTGGCGCTCTGCGTCAATGGTTACGCAGTATGGGGATGACAAGCTTGTCGAATGTCAGTACAAATGATTTGTACTACACGATGTTCCAAGCCACCAAGCGTATGCAACAAGAGTTTGCAGGCACGTACAAGTCACCAACAGGTTTGATCTCTTTGGCGACTAAATGGGCCACGCCTGAGTTGGCTGCGGCAGGCTCTGTTGTTGACAAAATGATTGCCAAAGACAAGAACCTGTACGACAAGATTAAAGCCAACGGCTCTGGTTTGGCGTTTGAGACGCAGATGGTTGACCGTTATGCCGGCTTTGAGCGTTTGGTCAGGGACAAAAATGTGGGCATGGACAAGCTTAAAGGTTTCCAAATGTTGTACTACTTACGTATGTACGACCAGCGCATGAACTTTGTGGCTCAATCTGTTGGCAATGGTGCACTGCAACGGGTTGAAAAAATCCGTGCTGATGGCCGTAAAGAGTACATCATTGAGAGCGTCAAGGGGCCAAGCATCCGTAGCGTGGCAGAGATTCTTAAACGTGCCGCACCTTTAGTTGGCAGTCCAGATGGCGCAAGCCGTTTGTTTACTTTGTATTTGGCTGGCATTCGCGCTAAGAGGCCGGGCGTAGGCTTAGAAGCTTTAGGCTTTAACGGCAAGATTACACAGGCCGAACTTGATAGCGCTAACCGAGCTATTGAGAATACCCCCGGCCTTAAGGATCTGTTTGACACGGCACGCGCTGAATACAACGCATACAACGAGGGGCTGGTTAGGTTTGCGGCTCAGACGCATGCGCTTCCACGCGCTGTTGTAGAGAAGCTACTTGCGTCCAAGGACTACATTCCGTACTACCGCCAGCGCAACGGCGTTGTGGAACTGTTAATTGGCGGAGAAAACCCAGTCAAGATTGGTAACATTAAAGAGCAGCCGTACTTGCAAGAGTTGGTTGGCGGCGATGCGCCCATCCTTGACTTCATGACCAGCGCTGTCCAAAACACAAACTTGTTGACGGACATGGCTTTGCGTAATCAGGCTACCAGCAACGCTGTTTTTGAGTTGGTGGACATGGGTCTGGCAACCATTACGCGTAAACCTATTGCGGGTACTAACGTGGTTCGTTTTAAAGTTGAGCCTGATCCTAAGAACGAGAAAGACAAAGACACAGGCGACCGTTATGCGCTGATTGCTACGGATAAAGCAGGCATTCCTGCGGACATTTTGGTCAAAGGCATGGAAGGTATCCCGTCTCAAATGCCGTTTGCCTTGCGTGCTATGGCTGCTCCCGCCACGTTTTTGCGTAAGGCTGTGACAGCATCGCCTTTGTATGCGGCCAAGCAGTTGTTCCGTGACTCTTTAGCCGCCCCGCTGTTGTCCGGTGCTGATTTTTTCCCTGTTACTGGAGCGCTTAAAGAAATTGGTAGCGCGACCAAGGGCACGTTAGAGAGCCGAGGCATCACAGGCGGTCAGGTGTTTACTGGCGGTAGCGCAGACTTGACTAAGATTTTGCGCGACATTACTGCTGGCCGAGGTGTGTTCTCTGAACTATTATCTAGGGCAGAAGCTATCTCTATGGAAGCTGATGCGCTTACGCGTCGCGCTCAATACAACAGCTACATCAAGCAGGGCTTGTCTGAGATGGAAGCCACGTACATGGCGCTTGAGTCCATGAACTTTAATAAGCGTGGTGCATCGCCTAGCATTCACTGGGCTAACGCACTGATCCCATTCTTTAACGCACAGATTCAGTCGATGAACGTGCTGTACAAAGCCATGACAGGTAACCTGCCGTTTAATGAGCGCTTGAAGATACAGGAGAAGCTGTTAACTCGTGGCTTGATGATTGCCGCTGGTACGTTGGCATATGCTGCCGCAATGCAAGACGACGAGGCTTACAAGAACGCTACGCCCGATCAGAAGTATGGCAATTGGTTTGTGCGTATTCCCGGCGTAGAAGAGCCGCTTCGCATACCGATTCCGTTTGAGATTGGCTACATCTTCAAGGCTTTGCCAGAGGCGCTTTACAACTCCATGATGAACGAGCACGGCAGCGAAGAGGCGGTCAAGGCGTTTAACCAAATCTTGATACAGACTATTCCCGGCGGTACTAGCATGGCCACGGTGGACGTTGGTGGGTTTAAGATCCCTACGCTACTGCCCATACCGCAAGCCATGAAGCCTATCATCGAGACTTCGCTTGGCAAATCGTTTTACACAGGGCGCGACATTCTGTCCAAGGGTGAGCAACAATTGTTGCCAGAAGCGCAGTTCCGTGAGAACACTACCGAGATTGCCAAGGCGTATGGCTCTTTGGTTGGGGCGTCCCCCGTCAAGGTCGAGGCGTTTATTCAAGGTTACACAGGCACAATGGGCTTGGCATTCTTGCAAGCGGTTAGCTCACCATTCTCGTCCGAAGGTTCGCCTGAGAAGACTTACAAGCGCTTGTCTGAACGTGCAGTAATTGGCGGTGCGTTCCAACCTAACGATGCAGGCGAGATTATTAACAGCACGTTTGAGCGCATGAATGGGTTCTCTAAAGTCAAACAGACAGTGGACGACTACATCGAGCGTGGTGAGAAATCCAAGGCTATGGCGCTGATTAGCGAACGTGGCAAAGAGTACATGCTGGGCGAAATCTCTGGCGACTTTACCAAGCAGATTGGCGAGTTGACCCAGTATGAGCGTGCCGTGCGTGCCTCAACGCTAACGCCAGAAGAGAAGCGCGAACGGTTGGCTGAGATACGGCAGATGAAAATCAAGCTGTCTTCAATGGTGCGCGGGGCAGTCGATAGAACATTACCCCAGTAAAGCCTTCGTAGATGCCCGTCTTAGCACGGGCATCTAGTACTCGGCACAGGACTGCCTTGCGCAGCCCTAGTTCTCGAACTTCGTCCGTATCTAGGCAGGGGATAAAGAACCCCTGCCCTTTGTCAAGCGTCTCCCACGGGAAGCGGATTGATGATACTTTCATCTAGTTCGTCCATCTTTCGTCTAACGCGCATTGCTGGAACCCGCATGGCGGGGCCTTTGGTCTTGGAAGTCATGTTCTTCCTGAGATACTCAATCTGAAACGTGTCCTCAAGCTGGCGCTTAAACGAAGCGTACCCAAAACTCATAGAAGCGCAGTAGGACTTGAGTAGGGTTTCCTCAATGAAGTAGTCGATGTAGCCGGGTGTTATGCCGTGCTCCACACGCCCAAGAATCTTGTTGCGTGTAATCGTCTGGTCAATGATCTGACCGCTACCAAGCTCTGCCAACAAACCGCCTGTGCTTGGTTTAACTACCACAAAGCTGCCGTAGCTCTCTCTAGTGTAAGCGTTTAGCACATCCTCTGCGGTGCGCAAGCTGTGCTTCATACTGGAGCGCATGGATGTCACAACCTTCTTAAACGCGTTCAACACGGGGCGCAGGGGGATGTCCACAATACCTGCCGCTTTGAAAGCATTACGCGCATGGACTGCGGTTCCAATACTGGCCATCCAAAAGCGCTCGTCATTGGTAGCGTTGAACTCCGTGTACATGGCGGCTACTGCCTCACGCACAGTCGTAGGGAACTCATCAGCATGCTCGACCATGTACTCGACTAGCTTGTAGCCAGCCACGCCATAGTTAGACTGCAAAGACTTGATGATCTCAATCTCATGAGGCTCCCATGTCAGCGCTTCATCAAACGTAAACTCAAGCAGGCGGCGAAGCTCGCCCTCTGATGAGTGGTTACGCCCACCGGTCAAGTAGTCCACAACGTGCGTGTTGGATGACATCAAGCACACAGTCATCCATGTAGAGAGGTTTAGGCGTTCCTTGTTGGAGCCAGACTCCATACGCTCCTTGCCCCTGCCCTCAGTCATATCCAAGAGGAACTCAGGTAACCACTCAGGGGCGGCTCTGTTCTTGGCGGTGATCTCATCCGTGATAAGCGGGTGGCTGTTAAGAAGTCCAAGGCGCTGTTGCATAGCGACAGGAGAAGTGCTCTTGCCTGTGCGGTAATGCGTTGGGTGACCCCAGACTGATGCGGCGGCTTCAAGAGACAACGTCTTGCCTGTACCCGACTCGGTACTAGCGCAGTGGTATGTCATCCCGTAGATGCCTGTATAGCGCATGAATGGTGCGCCAGCACCGGCAAGGATTATGGCTATGTGCCCCCACATTTTCTTGGCGATCAACATGTTCATGAAGTCACGCCAAGCCTCAATGGTTCCCTTGGGTTCGGTGTTTACTGTGATGTTCTCCAGACCCGGCATTGGAACCTTGACTGGGGGTTTACCCTTACTGAAGATACGCCCTGCGTATACGTAAGTGTTGTCTGCCTGCCAGCCGTAGCTGTCAGGAACCTTTATAGCAGGTCTGCTTGTGCTTGCTTCTTCCACGGATGCCCTCACATATTCAAATAGGTTTTTGTCATTGTTAGCGCCAAAAGCAGCCACAATATTTTGGTTTGCTAGCGCCTTCACCGTTTCGTCTTTGCTAACCACCGCCTTTTGAGGCATGGTTACGTTCACTGCACCATCAGGCTTGAGAGCGATCATGTGCACTGTGTGATCCCCGTTGCTGTTGAGAATGTCAACAACAAACAGTTCGTAAGGCAGTAGCATGACTTGCTTCTTGGACTTAACACCCTCGTCATTCTCTACCGTGCGTTCCATGAACGTGCCGCCGTTGGCTCCATAGGAGTAGCCGCGTGGCGGTGTTGGGCGCATCACCTTGATGGTTTCAGTCGCAGTGACATTGCTATCACTCGAAAGCTTTACCTCAATTTCTTTCTCCTCGACCTCGACAGCCAACTCACGACCTAAGATCAGTGGGTTGGTAATCTTGCCCCAGTGTGTACATGATGGGCATATACCGGGGTTCTCGGAGTCCATCTTGGTGCAGGGGTATGGGCCTTTGATGCTCTGAAGCTTTTGATTCATGCGCTCAGGCTCATACGGGTGCATCTTGCTGAGCCACACCGCCGCCTTATTGCCATCCTCACAGACCTTCGTCCACGACAGCAGTCCCCTCCAGATCGGCTCCATGCCGTCCTCGGCGGCATGCTCCACGTAGTTGGCCAACTGACCACAACCGCGGTCATTCTGCGTAGCAAGCCAGATCGGTTTGAACTTGGTGATGCTGTTCTCGTACAGCTTAACTGTCGTAGCCGAGGGCGTTGCCTTGGTTGGGCGCTGTCCGGGCAAGTCAAGTGCGGGCATAGCCACAGGCTCATATACTGAGCCTGTCAGTTTTTCTCTGATGAGAGAAGCCAGCCCCTCGAAGCTAAACAAATCGCCTTCAGTCAGTATGCGCACAGGGCGCGGCGTTGCGTACTTCTTCTTAAAGTTGGTGGTGTCTGGCACACGCAAGACACGGGCGGCGTCAGCCGTCACGGTCATGTCGATGGCCATGTTTTCCTGTCTACACAGGCGTTTAAAGTTCTCAGCCACGGGCTTCCAAGAGTCGATGGGTACAGCCTCAGTCAGTGGCCAGTAGCAGTGCAATCCGCCACCAGAACCAACGACATAGGGGTTGCCTAGGGCATCCATACCAGTCTTATCTAAAAACGCGCTGAGAGCTTGTGCCGCATCTTTCTTCGATGCGTAGCCATCCATGTCAATGAACAGGGATTTAACGTGCCTAGCGTTCACCGCTAGACGGTTGTCATCGTCGCCAAAGGTAGCCAAGGCAAAGTAAATATCGAACTTACTGTCGTGCCAACGTTTGATTGGCGCTGTGGTTTCTTCCAGAGTATGCACAAAGGCATGCTCCTTCTTTGTAAGCTCTGCTACGCAGTACCGACCAAATTCTGGCGGCGGCAGAACAACCGCTAAAAACTCAAGCGGAGTCATTAGAGTCCTTGCGGTCAGAAGAGTTCGAGTTGACGCGAATCTTTAGTCGTTGGGCGCTCCATGACGGGGTAACCCGCAAGGCGGCTGAGAAGCTCCATCTGCCAGTTCTTGGGCAAACCTTCTTTGGTATGTACCAAGTCTTCGGCGAAGCGAATCAACTCTTGCGTGGTGAGGGATCTAGGTTGTATTCCGTACATATTTTTCTCCATGCCTCGTCTGCTGAGTGAGAGGTCTTCATTATGTGAGTTAAGAATTCGACGCGGTCACGATAGGCCACAAACACTTCCGTGCCTGTAAACCAGTTGTAGACAGTTTGTCGAGAGACGCCGAGAGCATAGGCAATCTTCGTGACGGGGAAGTCAAGATGAATCGCCCAACGCCCAAGCTGGTTGCCCAGAGACTTGGGCGTCCTTGCTACTTCGTCAATGATTTTTTGAGAGTAAGCCATAGTGGTTTTGTTAAGGCGCTAGGACACGCAGAACGGGAAACGCAGTCGTATGCATGTTTGGTGTATCTGACGAGGTAACGTTTCAAAACCCCGGCACACGCACTGCAACCGCCGACTGCGGCCTAGCGAAACTTTTAATTACTCATCGTCCCAATCAGCAACGATGTCGGCCAGCTTGTTCTTCTTAGCTGGGGCGGCCTCAACCTTGGCAGGGGCTTTGCGAACTTCGGGTTCCTCTTCCGCTTCTGCTTCAACAGCCTTGGCTTTCTTAGACTTGGCGGCTTTGGCACGCTCAGCCGCGATCGCGGCGTCTTCGTCTTCTTCCATCATCTCCCCCATAGGCTTAGCCGCAGGGCGCTTGCCTTCAATAGCCAGTGGTGCAGGGGCAGTAACGCCATCCACAGCGGCAGGGGTAGAAGATACAGCCTTCTCAGCATCCTTGGACGCGCCCTGTGTTTGCACAATCTCATACTCGTCATTGGTCAACCAACGCACAGGAGCAAAGATCAGCTTGGGTGACTCAGCCTTGGTGTCGAACTTCATGCGGGTCACTATGGCATCTAAGTTAACTGGTGGGGTCTGAGCCGCCATAGCACGGGCGAAGGCTTGCAGTGGGCGCTTGTCGCCTTCTTCTTTACCGAAGATGGACGTAGCGGGCAGGGTTACCTGTAATACATCGCCTTCAGGGTTGTTAGCCAAGACTACGGCCAAGCGCTGTTGGTAGCGGCAAGCACGGCTATTACCGTTGCCTGATCCTGCAATGTTCTGTGGGCAAGCCGCACAGGTAGAAGCCTGCGGATTCCTCACGCCTGCATCGGGTTTATCACCATCACCAGAGGTGCAGTCAGGGGGTGCAGCCGCCGCGTCCTTGTCGTAAGAGCCAGCGTAGAAAATACGGCTGACCTTGGGGGCAGCTTTAACTACGATTACATCTAAGAAGCGCTCGTCAATCGCGGCGATCTCCTTACCACCAGCAAGCAAGCGGAATACACCGCCCTTGATAGAGACGCGCTTCATGCCAGCACCGGCGTTAATACCGCCGGCCAAGGCCAAAGTAGTTGCAGATAGAGCCGCGTTCTTAGCGAACGACGGCACGTTTGAGGGGCTTAACATAGCAATATTGCTCATTTGTATTTCCGATTAAGTTGGTTTGCGTACAGAGATATCGTACTCAGAGGCTGAGTTGAGTCCGGGCGGTACGACCCCGGGGTTTTCGTCCAAGAACTGCTTCATGTTGGTCTGCGCGATGCGCTTCTCCAAAAGCTCAATGGCTTCGTGAGCCAAGATGAACTTTTTAAATTCGTCCCAGTCTTGCGTGGAGTAACGCGTCTTCACAGACAGCACCACTGTGCCTTCTGGAGTTCGTACAGATGTAACGCCAAGCGCTTTCATCTGGTCTTTCATTGCGTTCTTGATCTCGTCCTGTTGCGCCTTGAGTACTTCGACTTGCGTGTCGTACTCTTGGGTTAGGTCGGCAATCTTGCCACGCAGTTTGCGGTAGATTTTTGCTAGTTTGTCTAGCGGTACTGAGTCTTCTGACACTTGCTTCTCCTGTTTAATTATTGTCTAAGGTTGGACAGTTTACACGTAATTCAATTGGTTGCAACCCCCTTTCATGATTTAATTTCAGTCTCGAACATGTCGGTAAGAAGTAAGTTATCGCTAACTTTCCCTGCCAACGCACTAAACATCTTTCTCTCAATCGCGCTACCCTGAATGTGAATCACAGTAACTTTGTCTGAAGTTTGCCCCTTGCGGTCAGCACGGGCACAGCACTGGATGTACTGCTCTACGCTCATGAGTGGCCCATAAAACACCACAGTATCAGCGGCAGTCAGCGTGATGCCGTGGGCTGATGCCGCAGGCTGCATGACCAACACCCTAGGGTCAGCCTCAGTCTGGAAGCGATTGATCGTTTGCCCACGCTTGCTAGGCGTTACATCCCCGTGGATGCACTCATTGACAATGCCCTTCTTGGTGAGGTATGTGCTGATGGTGTCGATGGTGCTTCGGAACAGAGCGAAGATGATGACCTTGCGATCCGTCTCCTCCAGTATCTCCTCCAGTACCGCAAGCCTAGGCGCTGAGTCAAACTCCACGACTTCTTTGTCGTCTGTGTAAGCGGCTCCACAACTGATTTGCAAGAGCTTACTCACACCAGCGGCGGCATTGACTGCCGTGATGGTTTCCCCTGCGGCTAGCACAAGCATGCGCTCTTTGAGCATGTTGTAGTACTTGGCTTGCTGTGGTGTTAAAGCTACCTCACGCGTCATGGTAATGACAGGTGGTAAGTCAAGGCACTGCGCTTTGGTAAAGCGAATGGCAGGTTGCAACGCCTCGTGTACTCTCTCCTTGGCATCAATCTTTGGCGCCCACTTGAACAGCGTCACTTTGTTCATCACCTTGTCTCGCCACGCAGTAAAGAACCTAGGCACACCATCGGGGTTCACAAGTTTCGCCAAGCCGTACGCATCCACAGGTGACTGCGATGCCGGCGTTCCTGTCATCATCCACAGGTATGTAGTGGGCGTAAGGATCGAGTTAAGTGACTTCCATCTGCGTGTCGTGGGTGTCTTGTACGCGTTGGCTTCGTCAACAATCACCAAGTCAAACCGGCCATCGTTACGCACCTCGTTGGCGATCAAGTTAAGACCTTCGTAATTCGTGATTACAATTTCGTAATCACGCTGAATCATCTCAATGCGCCGACTAGCCTGCGCATGGTGCGCGATAACGGCAGAGCGATGAATGACGCTGTTGTTGATGTCGCCCATCCATGCGCTGTGCATGATAGACAAGGGGCACAGGACGAGAACCCTGCGCACTTTACCTAGCTTCATCAGGTAGTCAGCCGCCCAAAGAGCCGACAGCGTTTTGCCAGTGCCGGGTTCGGAGAACACGAACGCTCTCCTGTACATCGTCAAGAACGCTGATGTCTCAATCTGGTGAGCCATAGGCGTGTAACGCCCCGGCCAGTCGTAGCGCCGAATGATCGGCGAAGGTACATCTTTTACACCTAGGTTACGCAAGACCCGCGCTTCATCAAGACCCCAGTACACAGCAACGTCGTAGCCTCCGTCTGCACGGGGCATGGCCTTGCTCTTAGGGATGATTGAGTATTTGTGCGGGTTCCTTGTTCGTAAAATAAGTGCTCTGTCTTCTAAGATTTCCATTGCTTCTCCAAGCTATTATTTTCCGTTGTCGCTCTGATTGGCGCTCTTACTACGCAGGCGTGTATTGCCTGTTACTGACTTACCCCCTGCACGCAAGGGTTTGATGTGGTCGATGTCTTTGCCTGCGCGGTCAACACCTTTCTTGTCGTAGGCGCGGCGTGCTCTTTGACGTTCAACCTGATCCTTTGTTTCTCCAGTAGTTTTCTGAAGCTTGTATGCATGTTTGTAGTCACGCTTGCCGTTGGTTTGTGTCATGGTCAGAACTCCTTTAATTTTGCATCGCATGATCGGCTTAAACTCACCACTACACGAGGCTCGTGTGCGCTACCTTTGTGATCCATTACGTCTGCAATCAAGCGCATCGCCAAGATCGTAGCGCACTCTACGTGAAGTCCAATTGATCCATCGCTAGAAATTTCGTGATGCACAGGACGTACGTAACCGTCATGCAATACAGCGCTATCGCAAGCGCGTAGTGGGTCACCGCAAACATGGCATGTGTCTGGGTATGAGGGGTGAATATCATCTGGTTGTAAAAGAGACATAAATTTCCTTAGTGCTTAGGGTTAAACTCGCATCCGGTGACCTGACACCATCCGCATAGTGGGGTTTGATTGGGGTTCCATACGTCTGTCTCAAAACATGATTCAAGACGCGCAGTACGCTCACGATACTTCCACCAAAAGGCTTCAGACTGATCGCGTGTCATCTGCATCTTGACCATATCATTTTTCACAATGAACAGCAACGCAGAGTTAACCTTGCGGATGTGTGGAAAGTGCTGGAACACCATGAGTGACATCAACACAAGCTGATCCCTGTCGGGGTACTTGTTGTTGCCAGTCTTCCAGTCTCCCACCCAAGCCGTAAGGTTCTCGTCGTCCACGATCAGAATGTCAGCGATGCCCCGCACCCAAACATCAGGTGCTTTCCAGTTAGTAGGTGTAAGGTCAGCGCGTAGCGCCATCTCATACTCTGCTAGCTTTCTTCCGGGCTTGTTGAGCATGGCATCCACGACAGGCTGGAACTGCTCGTACTCAGGCGGTATAGGCTTTTGATCCCTGATGTAGTGCTCAATAGCTTCATGTACCTGATTGCCGTAACGCGTGGCCTCAGTCTCTTGGAAGGGATACTTCTTTAAGACCTTGACCTCGTGATACCTGCGTTGGCAACCTTCAAAATCTTTGAGGCTGCTGTGTGACCATGCTGGTTTTTTCATTCAAACTTTGCGTGTTGTATAGCTTCTGTTAATCGGTTGGCAAACTTGGTGACAAACGCTTCGTTGGAGTTAAGGCGGTGCTCGCCCATGTCTTTGAGAATTGTGTGTACGACCTCATGCCAAAACGTGTCGGCAATTTGTTCTGGTCGGAACTCCTTGCCTGTGGTGTTACTCATGCGTCCTAGTTGTATGCGTCTACTGTCGTAGTGCACACGCCCAATGACTGCTTTGTCAAGCATGGCTTCCACCACCTCGACTGAGTACCACCGCCTACCTACTCTTATTTTTGTTGGTATCTTCAATACTGCTTCTCCTAGTTTTTAGCTAACCCATAACGACGGTGCGCGCCACCGTCAGCGGACAATGGTATGCCTTGCATATAGCTTGGCTCCATAGTCATCTGCGCCAAGACCCAAGTCTTAGCTTCCTCTACCTCGGCATCAGGCACAACAGCAATCAATTCATCGTGCACCGTGCCTGCTATGAAGTATCTTTTAGATACCCGTAGCATTCCGTCAGTCATCACAATACGCGCCAACGCTTGCGTGACATTGTTGGTTATCTTGCCTGCATACAACTTGGTTGCATCGGCGCCGTAAACCCACTGGTCTCTACCCTCTTCGTCCTTCTCTCGTCTCAGATCGGGGTAGTGCAAGCACATTCCATTGGGTAATTCTATACGACCCTTGCGAAACGTCAAGCATTTATATGTGTACTCTGTGCCGTCGTACAACGCCGTCTCAATGAGCACTTCGCACAGCTTCCAAAAGGCCACAACAGGGTACGCTGTAGCTCTGTAGATGTCGATGATGCGCTTGCAAGCAATAGCGTGATACACCAACTCCTTTAAGCTACAGGTGTGCGGAATGTCGCGCATCTTGATTTCGGTATCCCGCCAATTGAGAAACTTGATAGCTTCCTTTTTTGTAGCACCTAGTGCAAGCGCAAAATCAACTTCATACCTTACGGGCGGTGCGCCTAGGAACCCCGTAGTAAGTTGAGACGCAAACGAAGCCCAACCCAATCCATAGCCACACCCAAGGAGAGCAGACTTTGCCGACTGCCTGAGATCAGGGTGAGACTCCTTACTGAGTCCGGGTATGTTAAACATCTGCGCACCGAACGCGGCATAAGGGTCACCGCCAGCCCTGAAGATGTCGAGCATGTCCTCGTAATCTGAAAGCCACGCGAGCACTCGCGGCTCAATCTGTGAGAGGTCACCCACAACAAGCTGATGCCCTTCGGGAGCCATTATCGCTTTGCGTAGGAACGAGCCTCGCTTGAGGTTCTGCATGTTGATGGCCGAACCCTTGCTTGCTGTCCACCGGCCAGTCTGCGCACCGTAGTACGAGAGAGGTACTGGTAGGGCGCCACGTTTACTAATGTCAAGGAACCGCTGAGCACGGGTACGCTCGGTAGTCGACTTAACCCTAAGACGCGCTTCACAAAGAAGGGCAACGTCCTCACGTTCACCGTTGAGCAACGCCTGAAAGAGGGCATCGCTCTTAGCCAGCGCAAGTGTTTCTTTCCCGGTAGTCTTACTGACTTTCTTTGGGGGAGCCACACCGAGGGTCTCAAGTAATGCTGCAAACTGTGGGTTCGACGCAAGTGCAGTTTCGTCCACGCCGAGCTTCTGTAATAGTGCTTCACGTTTTTCCTTCTCGTCTAGTATGGCGTCCGTCAGCATGTTGGGGTCAAGCTCAAGGCACGCACGGGTGTACATTTTCAGGGTCATATCGATGAGTCGAAGCTCCTTCGGTGGGTATCCTTTGCCCAGTCGATCAAAGATTCTTTCGCATAGATATACGTCGTGTTGGCAATAGTCCGATAGCTCAGATTCCAAGACCTTGTCCAACTCGGCCACACCATTGGTGCTGTGTACGGCTGTCCCTTTGGCGGGAAGACCAAAATCGATTGCAAGTTTGGCGAGACTGTTGCCAACCTCAACGCCTCTGAGAGCGCGCGCCATTGATAATGTATCGAAGATGAAGGCAGGTCTAGCACCGTAGACCCACTCCATAATGGATACATCGAACTGTGCGTTGTGTGCAAGTACTGCGGTTCGTCCCCAATCGACTCCAGAAAAGTATTCACGTAGTCCTTCTGCGCTAACCCATCTAATGTCGTCTCCGCTTCCGTATTCGTGAACGCAAACACCGAACGCTTTAAATCTCTTATCACGTATGTACTCCTCGGTTGTCATCTTGGTGAGTGTGTAACCTTCCTTGGTGTCCCAGTAGGTCTCGAAGTCGATCGTAATGATCTGTTTATATGGTGCGGTCATTTTTCTCCTTGAGTTTGGCTTCAATGGCTCTAGCATCTGCAAGTTTTGCGTAAGGGTTTACATCTGAGTCTGATGTTCCAATGCGACTAATGGTTGCCCAAATTTCCTCATCCGTCAGCCCAACCCATCCACGCTCAGGCAACGGATGCCCTGCTTGTCTGTAGGCTTCATCACGCCACAGTTGTGCTCGTTTCCTGTGGTACTCACAGTTTGGGCAGTCAGTCATGCTCGTCCCCTTGCTCGGATTTCGTTTGCTACTCCAGTCCTAGGCATACCATTACTGTTCCAATTCTCAGCAATCTCGGCACACGCCTCACGCTCATGCTGTGCTACTAGTTTGCAAAAGGCTGTAACTTTTTCAAATGCTTCAGGGCTGATGTATTGCAAATAATCCATACCAACCTGTCTAGCCATCTCAATGATTTCATCTTGTGTCAATTAAAGTTCTCCTTGGGTGGTGCGTCGAGGACGTTTAGAAAGCCGAAAAAATCGTTTGCCGCCAACATGAGTTGCGACGCCTCCATCTCGTCACAGTTTAGGGTGACGACTCCTGCAAGCGCATCTTCAGCGCGTCCAATGATGACAATGCCCTGTGCCTTGCCTGTTCCGTAGCACATCACCAACTTGTGGATCAGTAGCCTAAAGTGCTCTTGCTCGTCGTCTGACATAGCCTCGACTCTGCGGTGTAGCTCCTCGTCAGTCATTGCGAAGTCAGGTTCCACGTAACTCATTTTGTTTCTCCTTCAGTAGTAGTTCTAGGTCTGGTATGTTGTGCTCACGGGCAATGAACACAGTGCCCCCTGCATTGAGGATGGCGTTGAGTTCTCTGTCTTGCAGGGCTGTGGTCTGCCCCTTGCCAGCTTTGCACTCAATCGCAATGAAGTGTCCGTCTATGCAAGCGACGATGTCAGGTATCCCTGCACGGCCAAAGCCGTTAGCAGGGGGCATGAAATGGTACGCGCCTAGCTTGTCAAGCATCAGCCGTACCGCCCTCTTTACTTTCCACTCAGGTGTTTCTGCCATTGCGATCTCCTTCCAGTGTTTTCTGGTTTTAGACAGTTTACAGGCACAACTACAACCACCCAAATGGCGGCTAAAGTATTGCGGTATGTTGCTAACTCCCACCGATCAACATACACACCAAAGACACTCTCCAATGATTTGTTGACAGAGCGAACGTCTATGCCAGTAAACTTGGCTATATCGCTTGACTTCAAACCATCGGGGTGTCGTTTGAGTAGCTCACGAATGATGTTGTGATTACTCCTCACGTTTTCATGTCCCTCACATACGTAGCAAAGCTGTGGGCTGTGTCGCCAAAGGCAATGCGCATGGCATCGAACTCTAGCGCCACCTCTTCAAGCACAGCGTTGCGCAGGACTGGGTAGTTCTCTCTGATTTCGTTCTTGGGTATGCCAAAGATGCGGTCAAAGTCTTCTTTGTTAAAACTGATATCACTCATAATGTTTCTTTCATAGGACGTACATACTTTTCACTTTTTTCGAGACGCTCTTTGCCAACACCGCAGTGAGCACACACAACTACTCGGTTTTGGTTTGTGTAGAACATATGCCCCCTATGTATGCCACACACAAGCTCCTTTGGTTTTTCTTTGAGATGCGAAGGTTTCTCGTAATCAGGCAGTAGCTGGCGTAACGTATCAGACCTTGATGGGTGCTTTAAGTGGCGTAAAGCCTTGGCCTCGATCTGCCGTATACGTTCTTTTGTTACATCAAACTTCTCACCAACTTCATCAAGCGTATGTTCCTCACAACCAATGCCGTATCTCATGCGCAGTACCAAGGCTTCACGCGGTGTAAGGCTCTCAAGCTGTTCCTCTACAACGCTCACCATCTCATGCTTGAGCACGGCTTCGTCAGGGGCATCTGGCCTCATCAACTCAAGTAGTTCTTCAGCGTGCATACCCAATGCGGCACGCATACCTTCAGAACTTACGTCACGTTGTGCACTGTTGCGTTTAAGTTTCAGTGTCAGTTGCTCCGTTGTCCACAAATCGGTTGGCAATAAACACAACTCCTCCATGAGTGCTTTGGCATTATCACTGAACTCCCCACTTTGATTGATTGGGGGTTTACGCATGGCGATTAGTTCTGTTAATGCCGTTTTATGTATGTCCACAGAACGACAAAAATCTGACACGCTTTTATACCCCGCGGCCTCAATCGCATTTAAGATCAGGTTATTTCTAACTGTGACCTTGATGCGGTACTCGTTGACTGGTTCGTCTTCATACATTATTTTTCCCTCTCTTTCAGCATTTGATCTGCCATCATGTAGCTTGTTCTAGCCAGTCGTTCTTGCTCAGCGTCAGTCCAGCCTGTGCAAGCCGCTAACATCCCCTGCATAGCCTGTGCCGCAAAGTAATCGCGTATGCTGATGCCGCAATTGCCTTCGTCTGGAAACGCTTGGTGCATTAAATCTTCTCTCATATTAACCTCCAAACATTTGTTTCAAGTGATCGTACAACTCGCGTGCTTGATACACAGTCATGTCTTTCAACACATCCTGTGGTTCACGATTGCGCACGAGCGACACGAAGCGTTTGTTGACAGGCGTGCCCACGGAGAAAGCAGCAGAGGCATCCAATGCGGCTTCGTTAGGCTTAGCTTCAAGCTTTGCTTGTAGTAGTGCACCGATGCCTGTCACGTCACGCTTAGTGTACTTGCGCTTGGGTGGTGCTGGTGTCTGTTCCATCTTCTTCATCGCCTTAAGAGACTTGATTGGGCGGTACTCGGGTATGTCTGCATAATATGCGCCGTTTGTTTCGTGGATCATATTATTTCGACGCATCTGTGCTATCAGACTTGATGTTGACCCGCCTGCAAAGCCTTGATGGTCTAAGGCTTCAATGACCTCCTTGCGAGTCGAGCCGGGGTTGTTCTTGATGTAGTCGAAAGTTACACGAGAGATGTTGTTGGTTATGCCAAACATTTTCTTCATGGGGGTTTCCTGTGTGGGGTTGGTTGGTTGCAAAAAAGAGGTTGACACTGGTCGAACAGAGGGGGTCTCCCCCTCGTCGTCCCAATGAGCTAAGGTCTTAGTTAGTGCTTCTTTGAAAGCAGTTTGGATGTCAGGCATCTGAGGTTCCTCCTGTAATTAGCATGACGATAACGATGAAAGCAATAAGCCCAAGGGACTGTATTGTGGTGAGAAGTAGATCATCCATCCCTTGCCTATCTCCAAGCAATATGCCCTGTATCCAGTCGGATTCGTGCGTAGATTCAGGGGGCGGTGGTGTGTAGGTCAAGCCGATCTTGACCTTACCCGTGTCGTAAGGTGTGTATTTCATTATTTCTCCTTGGGAGGTACATTATTTGTCCAAGAGTAGACAGTTGTCAATAGGGTCTCCAGTAGTATAAATCGGTAATAAGTACTATTACTGCAACTAAAAGTACTACGCGTTCAAACTTTTCCCATGGTGTCATCATTGTTTTTCTCCTAAGTTGAGGTGTACCCACTCGGTCATGCTTGCATCGACACACTCGATCTCGCGTATCTCATGGTCGTTGAAGGTGTACACCTCCGTCTCTGGGTCACACTGTTTCAAGTACCCAATTAGTTCTTTAACTTTCATCTTCGTGCTCCTTATCTACATAGGCGGGATTGCCTGTTTGGAATCGATACTCTTCGGCATCTTTCTCAGCGTCATGCTCGTTATCAAACACACCAAGTACTGTGTGGTTGTGGTTTCTAACTACGTACTTCGCCTTGTCAATCAACTCAATAGCGTGAGACTCGCCCTCCCCGACATAGGCTTTAGTAATGTCAAACTCGTATACCGCCTTGCTTCCAGCGTCGGCACGGCTGTCGGCTTCGACCTCTACTGTTTGCCAGTAGGACATAACTACTTGTACTCTGTACTTCATTTGCTTTCTCCTTTGGTTTAAAAATGCGGGGGTGATTAGCCCCCGCTACACATTAAGTCAGTAGTGCAGGCAGTACTGGCTTGAACGACACAGGCGCGCGCACATCCCATTGTAGGTAGTAGCAGACGACCTCGGCAATGATGCCCGATGTGCTGTACGACTTAGTGATTGCGCTGATAAGACCAGACGCATCACCATCCATCAGCATGTCGTAGAAGACCTGCTCACTGGCACACAAGTCCACACGATGCGTGTAGCTGAGAGGCGAAGCCTCGAAAGCGTGCAGTAGCGTCGTGATCGTATACGCAGGCATCTCGTCAAGCCACATCTCCATCGTATCAATGTCAGCATCGGCTAGAACAGTAGCAAGCTCATCAAGCTCAGGGCGAATAAAGCCACTCTCATCATCGGGAAAGTCATACGCCGCCTCATCGTAAGCAGCACTGTGTGCGCTGATACTGCGAGGCTGGATGCCGAAGCTTGCGTTGTAGTCTTGCATCTCGTCATACTCGTCATCCATGTAGCTGCCATACTTACTTGTGTAGTCGTATGTCTTGTACGCCGTCGTACTTTTATAGCTTGGTATAAGACGTGAGGGAACCCACGCATAGGTATTGCTGAACCATAGACCATCATGCTCAACACCCTGATCGAAGTTGACGTGTTGCATACGACCCTCGCCATTCATAAAGACAAAGCGATTGTTGCCGATGAACTCTTCGAGCATAGCCACGAAGCCTGCGTCATACACAAGGTCAGGTGACGCAGACACAGCAGTGTGCAAGTAGTCATTGATGAAGTGCCATGTATCCGACTTATCCTTGTCAGCAGTATTGCCTGTGTGCAGGATGCCGTTGTGCATCATGGCAATGTAGCCCGGAATCACATCGTACGGATGGCAGTTAACCATGTCAGTCTTGCCGTGCGTAGTCCAGCGGAAGTGAATGGCAATCTCACGATCGTCATTGGGTATACGCTGAATGAATGCATTGGCATCACCGAGATTCTTAGGCAGAGTCTTGGTAACCTTCAGTCCCTTGGCAGTGCCGTACATAAAGCCGATGCCGTCAGGATTGGAGGTAAAGATATCGCTCATCAGCCCGTGTGTTTCGAGCAGGGTTGAACGAACCTTGGAAGACTTGCCAGTAATAATTAGACACATAATAAATTTCCTTGATGTAAAAGATCGGGGACAGCGTCCCCGTTTGGTTGTTGTTGAATTAAACAGGCTGTGCTTCAGACACTATGTATGCAGAGCGCAACAGCGAAGCAGCAAACTCCTCGTTCATCAGAACCCACAGTTCACCGACACGCATATAGATAACGTCCTCACGGCTTATGCGATCTAGGTCGCCCCCGTATGGGAAGTACACATACTCAGAGCCTGCGTAGGTAGCGAAGCGGAAGTACAGACCATTACGCAGTACCCACGTTCTCAGCGTCTCGGCCTCGTTGTCGTAGGGTATGTGCATGGGGTAGATATGGTCATGCCTATCCTCCGTATGCTCAGGTGTCCACGGCGCAGGAGGCACAGCATCCGTACAAGTGTCCATAGCTGGCGCTATGACTGTCGGTGTGGATGTGTGTACGTTGCGTACGCCGTACCACTTGACTAGCGCAGGGTACTGACCCGCCACAGTCTTGAGCCACTTGACGAACGATGTGCCGTTGAGATCACGCCACGATGCGACACGGCAGAACATGACAGACGCATGAGTGAACTCGATCTGTGCAAGCAGTCTCTCCTTCTTGAGTGATGCACGGAAGATGCGAAGCTCGACAGTGTTGTACTTGCCGTTGTAGCTGTTGTCCATGCTAAGCCCAAGACGCTTAGCCTCACGAGCACCCAAGTTCTGCATATTGACCATGCGATAGCGCTCACTTGACTTACCCTTGACCGCAGTCTTGGGGTTGGCAAGTATGGACTGGTGCTCAGCGGCGCAGTAGCTACGGGCTTGGTCATCGACAGATGGATGACGACCTGCAATCTTGCGAATGAAGTCGACATTGCCTGAGCTATTGATGAACATGAGGAACTTACCCAGCGTCAACTGCGTGAAGCCACGAGAGTCAATGTGCACGTGAGTGCCGCACTTGCCCGTGTTCCATGCACGATATGCAGGATCGATCTCCCATGCCTTGAACTTCTCGATGTGCTTAGCCAGACCTTGCGGTGAGGTCACAACCTCGAAGCCATTGTCAGGAAGCGAGCCGTCACTCTTGATGATGCAGTAGTCGGTACCCAAACGGCTACGCACAAGCTCAGCGGCTTCGTTGCTGTCGTGATCGCCAGAGGTCATCTCAAGCTCGATGCCCATCGTGAACTCACCGAAGTGCGAAGACGTGATGCCAGACGGGTAGTCAAGCACATGAAGCACGTTGGTAGAGTACGACATGATCGGCTGGTTACGATCGTTGTCCCTGTCGTAGTCATCATTGTCATCATCGTTGTCATCGTCCTCGTCACGATCGTACGTGTAGTAGGCATCACGAGACTCAGAGTAGTACGCATCGTCACGAGGCCAGTACTCGCCATTGTCCTCACAGTACACAGCATCGTCATCGAAGCACGAGTCGCACCACGTATCGTTACGCACATCGTGTGTGTTGTTCTCATCCTCGTAGTGACCGCAGTCGCAATGCACAATGTCCATGTCACCCATACCCTCAATGGCATTGAATGCATTCTCGATATGGCTAGTGGCATCGCTATAACGACCAGACAAGTCAAAGAACGAAGAGCGAAGATCATCGTTAGTGATCGACTCATCGCCTGCCTTGGCACGAGCAACAAGGTGACCGAAGTCACGATAGGTCTTACGAGCAAGAGCGAAGGGAAGAACGCTGCTTCCGTAGTACCACGAGCCTTTGAATTGAGCGCATGGGTTAGGCGGTGATTCAGTCGTAGAGTCATGCTTTCTTGCATACCCATCGATGACACTGTCGACCCTTCGGCTCAACAAGTTGCGCTCATGTCGATCAAGCCTGACATCGTTCAGGCTAGCTGGCGTCACCAACCTACGCATCATCTGATGTATATCGTAGCGATCACGACTCTCGTCAACAGCCTCTCGATAGGTCATAGCACGGGGTGCAAGATTCTCATCGGGGTTGACACGATAGCGTGAGGTACGAGTCCATACAGACAGGTTGCTGGTCGTGATCAGATCCAATGGCGCTTGCCCCGCATCCATGTGCTGTAACTCGGAGTAGACAAGACGCCTACGAGTGGCGTTGTATACCATGTACC